TTTAAGCAACAAATGGAAACGAGCCCTGAAAACGCCTGGCGTCTTCTGAACTACGCCCAGCCCAACGTGGTTGCAAACAAACTGTTTGTGATGGAGTGATGTCATGGGAATGTTAAGTCGTGGTGCAGCATACGTTGGTGACGCACGCGGCGCCGTTCCCCAAGGATCTAAAAGAGATCGCTTACTTGGTGCTATTGAAGGAGGTCTCAATAAAACAGACCTCCTTGCCGGCAAGTATTTAGGTAAGCTACCTAACTCTTTAAGTCCCTCTAATAGCGCCCAATATGCTCCCTTAGCATATGGGCTTATTAGTGCAGGTGGTTCTGTGGCTGGGAACCTAATGGGAGGTGAAGACAAAGATCCAGGGCGTATTCTTCTTGAAGCAACAGGCGCCGCCACACTTGGTGGATTGGCTGGATCGAGAATCCAATCTCGAGCAAAATCCTCTCAGTTAGCCAGGGCAAACGCTTTGGATATCACAGGAGGTTACGGCGAGGCTGCTCTTCCTTACATTAACCGTGGAGTTGAGGCTGCTAAGGCGGGTGCAACATCTACGGCAAAAGCAGCTTTTGATAAAGCTACTGAGTATGGAAACAAAACTCTAGAAGCACAAAAGGCAGCGCAAACCAAGGTTGATGCAAACCGTTTAGCACAGGGTCTTTACATGGGCGCTGTTCCAGGTCTTGCTGGAGTAGGCGGCCTTCTTGGGGGAGGTGTTTCTAACGTTGCGGGCTTAATGCTCCCTGGGTTCCAACAGCAACAACAGTACGTGGATCCTGAGCAATACGGCTCAAGTAACACGATGGGTGCACGTGCATCTACGACTACAGCACAATACATGTAAACCTTTGAGTTTACTATCTGCTAAAATTTGTGATAGATAAGACATTAAGTGTCTTTATCTTTCACCCGATAAAAACACTGACACTGGAGGATAAACCAAAGTGTTCATTGATAGCTGGTTCAGATCCTGGTAAACAAAGTAATTTGTTTCAACTGAACGCTCAACGTTGTCACCTCATCAAGCAATTGACGAGTGCAAACTGGATGAATTCAGGGAAGCCCTAACGTAAAGACGAGGGTAATCCTGAGCCAAGCCAATCAAGTCGTGATTGGAAGGTGCAGAGACTACTGGGTGTAACACGATCTTGTTACGTAATACCAGATTTAGCGTCCGGCATCCCACAGGGATGAAGAGATAGTCCACCCCTCTAAGAAACTAGAGACCAGGAGAACGATTTTCCAAAGATTTTGGGCGCGGAACTCTACCGTCCCCACCCTGCGTACATCGCTGAGATGGCAGTGGAGCCCGTGGTTGTCCACGACTTCACTCGTCAGCCCGGTCAAACTGTTCAGTTAGACCGCTACAAGTTCTGGGGTACCCCTGGTACTAAGGATAGCCGTGAGCGTATTGCCGACCAAACCATCGGTACCGCTAACAGCCGTAACATCACCAAGGAAAAAGTTCTGGTGGTGCTTAAGGAATACACCGGTCCTGCGGACCCCGGCGATCCGACCCAGCCTTCGACCTTCAAGATTGCACGTGAGACCCTGATCACTGCTCAGCGCCTTCTGCTGGACAGCGGCAACCTTAACATGTTCCACCAGTCCATCGGTAGCCTGACGCTGCTTGATGACTACCGTCGTTGGCGCGACCGCGTCTTCATTGACGAACTGGCCAAAGCCGAAGCTAACGGTGTTGCTTCCTCTACCCAAGGTGGTTACTACTTTCCCGGCGGTAAAGTTAAGGACGCCTCTGGTCGTGTATCCTACACCCAGGCTCAGTACGAAGCTCAAGTGCAACAGTTCCAGGTGCGTACCGACCTGCTGACCGTTGTTAAGGACCTGCGTAAGCGCAACGTGCCGACCTTCGCTGATGGTCTGTATCGCTGCATTTGCGATCCTACTTTCATGATGCACCTGCGTCGTGACCCCGACTTCCGTGAGATCGCTCGTTACTCTGGTAACCCCGGCCAAGGCATGTACATGGGCAACCCCATGCTGCCTAACAACGCCAGCTTCTACCAGGGTCCCCAAGCCGGCCAAGGTTACTTCCTGGCTGGTGAACCTGTAATGCCCACCGGCGTGCAGTTTGAAGGCGTTAAGTTCTTCGAGTCGACCAACTTCCCGACCAAGAGCATCACTGCCGACCTCAACATTGGCGGCAGCTCCAACTACACTTCTTACGAAGTTGCTCAGGGTTACTTCTTCGGTCCTCAGGCCATTGGCGTGGGTATCGGCGGCCCCAATGCTCAGGTGCTGATTAACAACAACGACGACTTCAGCCGTTTTATCATCCTGATTTGGCAACTGTACGCCGGCTTCGAAATCCTGAACAAGGACTTCGTGACCACCGCCTTCAGCTTCCTGCAAGACGATGGCATCATCTGATAACAATAAATAAATTATTTAGGAGAAATAAATGACCTATTTGTCTTCCAAAAAAATCTACCCAGGTAACTGGGCAGAGCCTCTGAACGGTTGGTATAAGAACATTGATGCCTCTGCTGATGGCACCAATGATGCTTCCAAGGGCGGCCCCACTTCGGTGCTGGCTACCCCTGGCTACCGTTACTTCCAACAGCGTGGTTACGTGGCCGTTACCGCCACCTCTGGCACTCCTGTTGCTACCGGCAACGTGATCATTCCTTCGCCTTATCGCCAGGATGACACCCGTACCGACATCACCGGCATGGTGATCTCTGGTACCACCACCCAGCCTGCCTTCGTGTATCGCGCTGCTATCTCCGTTGCTTCTGGCTGGGGCGATGGTCGTGTGGCTTCCGGTGTGTATGCCGCTACTGGCAACATCATCTCCTTCGGTCGTGACTCCAGCGGCCCCACGGCTGCCTCTGGCACTGGCGAAGGTGTGATTCAGGCCAACCTGACCTCCACCGTGTCTGGTGACGCTGCTGGCAAGATCTACTTCGCTGGTGGTTCCCAAGCCTTTGGTACCGCTCCGTTCATCACTGCTACCGGCGGTGCTGGCGTCTCCGGCGGTGTGTGCTACTACGCAGCCACCACTGGCACCACTCTGAAAGTGTTTGCTAAGGACTCCGGTAACGCTACCGCTACTTCCGGTGGTTTCTACATCTCGACCGCTGATTCCAACGCTGGCCGCACCGGTTACCTGGTCGTGGAAGTGTGCTACATCCAGCCCGATGATGCCCCCGGTTACGAGGACATCGATGGCTACCTGACTGGCCGCACTGTTAGCTGATTAGGTTAATATAAGACCAGAGAGAAAATCTGGTCTTTATGATTCTTCATCAGCATAAAAAAACAGGCGCTCGCGTCAAGATTGTAAGTGAATGGGACAATGGCGATTGGTTCATGGTCGAAGATCAGGACGGTCGCCTTTACACTGCTTACAAAACCGAACTTATCCCTGACGAGCAAGCTACCAAAAAGGTGACTGCTCTTCAAGTCAAAGATAAGGCGGCACAAGAAGAGCCACGGACCTTCCCCCCAGACCACCGTTTGAATATCAACTCGGCCACCGCCCAAATGATCGCAGATCATATCAAAGGGATTGGACTGAAGACTGCCCGAGAAATCAAAGATCTACAGATGTCCTTATCGGGTGAGAGATTTAACAGCCTCGAGCAGTTAAAGCAAATCAAAAGGGTTGACTGGAGTGCGGTCTTGGCAGCCGATTTAATAAGGGTCTGATTTAAACGCATAACTCAACCAAGAGGGGTAACACCCCTCTTTTTCATTATGGCGTTGAATTTTTCTTTATTTCTTGTTTTTATGTGATGGCATGTGCCACAGAGAACCTGGCATTTTTTTATTTCTTTTTCAAGTCTTTTTTTGCTAAACGTACCCCCTCGTCCAACGTTAAATTTTTTATCGTAAAGATGATCAAAATCTAGTCCCTCAGGGTGTTCGTTATACCCACAGCATGCGCAACCTTCTGTTATTTTTAAATTGTTCATCCAGTTTCTGTTTTCAGAAGACAAACGTTGAGATCTTTTTTTGTCATAGGCTTTTTTCTTTTCTTGTTGGTCGGGACTCATCCATACCTCTAAAAAAGTTCCGTCTTGTTTAATTTTTTTAAAGTTGTAACCAATAAAAATAAAGCCGTCTTCCCTGCAGTCGCCGTGTTTAAAAAATGCCCCAGTTTTTGGATTAATTCTTTTCATTTTTAAGATAGCAAAATAAAACTATAACACCTGAAACGTTTTATTGCCGTACTTGCTGCCGACTTAGTCCGCGTTTAACTTGTCTCCTACTGGCCCCTGGGAAACCAGGGGTTTTTTAGTCTTAAAATTAAAAATAAAAGAATAATGGCAGGCATTTCATTCTTAGGAAATATTGGCAGCACCGGAAAGTCTACTGGCCCCCATGGTCACGTATACGTAAGAGATTTGAATACGGGAAAACACATTGACCCAAGTACTATTCGCAGTGCATTAACCGGTTTACGCATTGGCGAACAAAAAGTTCCTGCAATTATCAAAAACAAAGAAGGTCAACTGGTTTTAAATCCAGCTTCCAACGTAGTTGTCACATCTAAATTTGGTCCTCGCACCGCACCTACTGCTGGAGCATCTTCTTTCCACCAAGGGGAAGACTGGGCCCTTCCCGAGGGAACGCCTGTATACATGGAAGGCGCGGGTAAGTTCACTCCTCTTGCCAATCAAGGTGGTTACGGAAACCTGGCAACATTTAAAACGGGAGACAACAAATACGAAGTTGGTATTGGACATATGGCAAGCCTTGGTAAGGCTGCCGAATTTGCAAGTAATCAAACACCAACGTCCAACGCACAAAACACTGGATCCAATATAGATTCTTTTGTACAAGCCATGATGTACGGAGCATCCCTGGTACAACCCAAGCAAAAGACCTTGCAGCAATCTATGTTTGAGCAGATGGCAGCTTCTGCTATGGCCCCTAGGCGCAGCTTGGCACAAGAAATGCTGGAACAATACATCAGCTCAAATCCTTACCAAGGTTAAGTTCCAAGGGATTCTTTGCATTTATAATTGAAAGATACGCAAGTTAGAAGTGCAATTATCTGACTTTGACAAAAGTAGGGTCAGGTATCACCTGGGCTATTTCACGGTTTCTGTCCCGGCGGGCGATTACGCACGTCTGGAAGAATCCATGAATACAGTCCCAGATTCGTACTTCTACGATAAAATTGCTATTCAAATTGGTCGTTGTGATACCGCCGAGAAGAAGACCGAGGTTGCAACTTCACCTTCTACTCGACTTGAGAGTATTGCTGGCGACGTTGACCGTACTATTCGGTCTAGCAATGCCAAAGAAGCATTAAAGGTTTGGGACGAGGTTTATCTCTACGAAACAAACCGTTTGGCTGGCATTCTTTACGTTCCCAACTACAAGGATCCGTTCCAGGCTCGTTACCGTTACGAACGCTCTGGTGCTGAGTTTATCCAGGCATTACCTGGACCCGCCGACACTGCAGTTGGCTCACGTCTTTATTTACATGAGGTTTGGAGGTAAGTATGAACCCGCTACTTCTTCGCGGTATGTCCGCTATTCCAGGATTAGCAAGCCGCTTTGGCGGTAGTGCTGCAGGGCTTACTTTACGGCAAGCAGCACCTGCGGCAGGTAACCTACTTAATCGGGGTATGACTGCAGCCCAACTCGCTGGTGGTGGCATGCTAGGAGCCCTGGGCACTGCGCTATCCCTTGGTGGAGATACTGCACAAAAACCACAGTGGGGTGCAATTCCACCCAAAGATCGGCGAGGTGAGTCTTACCGTGACGCTGAGCTGCGTTTGGGAAATCGTGGCGGTAGTGGTGGAAATGCTGGTTATTCAGTTGCTCCTACCCCAGGCCAACAAGGTTCTTACTCTCCTACTGCCGAACGTGCGTACCAGCAAGAAGCCTCACGCGTTGCTCAGCTCACGGCACAAGATCCTGAGCTTCAGCGTTACGAATTTGCACGTCAGAAAGCAGTTGCTGCTGGTCCTGGTTCTACTGCCGAGCAATCTGCTGAAGATCTTGGCATGAAAATCTGGCAAGAAAAGTACGGCGGCACCAAAATGGTTCAGCCTGGTGGGGCAGTCGGATCTTTCAATCCTTTAATGCAAGCTACCTTTGGTTATCAAACTGGAATGGCTCCGGGGCAAGTTGCACAAATGCAACAGACAGCAGCACCTATCCCAGTTGCTCCAGGAGAGGTTCCTTACTACCAAGGTGATTTAGGAACACGCGCTACACTTGAAACAGGGTATGATCCTGCTGCTTATGGACTTACCCCTGGAAAAATTGAAGACATGAAAACAAAATTACTTAAGCAAGCAGCTGTTAACAGTGCTTCTTCAGTAACAAAATAACCATCTGGCATTGCACAGCATGTAAGCCCAGCCAACTGGACGCAGATCTCTGATCTATGGGTGCCAGTGTAGTTGCTTTAAACCAATGATTCTCTGTCCTAAGTTTGTTAAACGTACTTTGACCTATCTAGCTACGGCCCTTGCGCTGCAAACCGTATTTATCCCTGGTCTTAAAGCAAGTTCAAATTGGGTAGGAGAATAAGGTAAATACCATGAGTACTGGACGCATTGGAACCCTAAAACCGGAAGACCGCGCCGCTGTATTTCAATCAGCGCAACGTCTTGGCTTGAACCCCTACGAATTTGGTGCGCTTATTCACCAAGAGTCTGGGTTCAGACCTAATGTTTACGGTGGGGCTGGTGGCAACTATTACGGCCTAATCCAATTTGGCGGCCCAGAACGTGCAAAATATCTAGATAAAAATAAGCTAGGTAATTACACAATTGCAGAACAGCTGCCGGCTGTAGAAAAATTCCTTACCGACCGTGGATATAAGCCTGGTCAAATGGGAATTGATCGTGCATACGCGACGATCTTAGGTGGAAACCCAAACGTAAATCTTAATGCCAAGGATTCGTTTGGCACATCCGTTGCAAGTTCTTTGCCGAAATTTAAAGAAGGTGGTTCTCTTTACAAGGCTGCGCAAGCAACCCTAGGAGATCCGCTAACTCAGCAAACTTCTGCGCCTGCAGCCACTTCTGGTACACCAGCTAAAAGTTCTATTGATCCCCAGGCTTTGCTTGGTATGTTCATGGGACAAATGTTGGCAGGCGGCAATCAAAACATCAATCAAAAACTGTTGTCCCTGATGTCTCCTTCTGTGAGTCAAATGGACAAAGATTTGTTTGATGCTGAGTACTACACGCCGGTAAGTCCTTTCTTGGCACAATTAACTGGCCGACAGTAATATTGCTAAAATAAGTGTAATAGCCCAGGAGAAATCAATTGTCCTCTACTAGTACAAACAAGCAGCCCCTGTTGGTTGACCGGCCTTTATTTGACTCTGTCCGTGTTACTACGCAGACAGTTGGCAGCCAGGCCGGCAATACCGTCTTTGTGCAAGGTGGCCAATCCCCTTCAATCCTGGTCGATATGGACGCGACCTTCAGTGAAGACAACAACAGTGGTGGCGTTGTTGATTCCGTTACAATTGTCAGAAATGACAAGTATCGTGACGCTGATTACACAATCAGTAGTGGTACGTCTGGCACTGTGATTGCTCTGACCAGCGGTCAGCAAGTCTTTATCCAGAACACTGGTGTTCTTGGTACTGCCGCCATGAGTGGCTTTGGTTACTATACCTATACCGGTGCCACTACTTTGACTGGTGTTAACACCAGCTTGATTTTTTCTGGCGGTACTACAAGCGGTTTTAGTTACAACGGCGTTGCTTATAACCAGCCTGCTGTAACTTTTGTTTTCTACCATGTACGCAATACCACCACGCCTATTCCGGCATCAGGTGACTATCGTGTACTGTTCACCAAAACAGTCCCTGCTGGCAGTGGGCAAGTTGATTGCTCTGACGTGTTACCCGCTCTTGCTGCACCTACGGCTCAAGCAGGTAACACCACCGGTCTTGGTCCCACGGCTCCTCTCCGCAATAAGGGGATCTACCTGGAACGTGGCGACCGTATTTACGTGGGTGTTTTTGCAGAAGGTCCGAACATCTCTGGTTACACTCCCGGCGCTCACATTTACGCACAAGGCGGATTCTTCTAAACCATGTCGCCCAAACAGGGTGATCTCTTTGGCAACTTTAGTCAAAGGATTGAATTTAAACCAGCTGCTATTAAGCCCATAACCACGGAATTTTCTCGTGGTGCAGTGCCTAACTCCATTGTTGCAATGGATAGGGAATCTGCCTGGACAAGATGGCGGCGTGGATATGAACTAGCTGTAACGGTAGGCATCCAACGTGGTTTAACGTTCCCCTTCCGTTACACAATGCCAACACCGCCGGGGACCGATGTACACCCTGGCAACAAACCATTGATTGTAGGTGTTGTACAAGGGTTTCCAACATCGAACAGAGAATTCGGCATCCATTGGACTGGATGTCGTGTTGGTGCATTGCTACGTTTTGATAACGTATTTGATTCCACTGGCACCAGAGCAAGCGTTGCCTCTGTTACCGAAGATGCAGATAATTGGTACGTACAGCTGGCCGGTACCTGGAACGGTAGCAACCCTCTCCCAGCGCCCCTCTACGTGCCTCCTGTGGGCAGTAGTGCGGCACTCAAGCCACTGAACGGCGAGATCATCGAAGACCGCCTCCTGGAGCCTGGAGGCACGCCTCTGACAAGTGATACGTTAAACCCGTCCACAAATAAAAGGTATGGATACGTCCAGGCACTGTTGCTAGACGTAAATGGAACGTCGGGCGTTCTTACATTAAAAAAAGCCGGGTCTTTTGAATCGACTCCAGATGGTGTTTTTATTACTCCTGCAAGTCGTCCGCCTGCCGTTGATAGGTTCTTGACGCTTGGTACTAGATACGCTTGCACGTGCCAAGATTTTAGTCGTCGGAGTTATGCTTATTTCCGTGACATGTTAGGTAGCTCTACGAAGAGATTTCCTTACACAAAACCATCATCCTTGAAGTATGGTCGTCATGAGTTAATCACGGATGCGAATGGAAACATAAACAACAACGCCGATACCGACATAAGTGTCAACAGACGCCTAGAGCTTACATTTGAATCAGTAGATAACCCCGGTTTATTTAGAGATTTTGGTGGGAGGTATCTGCGAAACGTACCAAGTGCAGGCGCAGCAGAAGGCCCCGGTACATTTGTTGACTACAAAGCCGTAGATAATCAGATCGTTAGTTTTGATGACTACTGGACTCCGTTGTTAGATGAGATGCGTTACTGCAAACACATCTACGCATTGCGATTCCAAGAAGGTATTATTCTCCCTGAACCGTCTGATGTGCCTATTGACATGGACGAAGGTATGGTCAGGTGGGAACAAAAGCTTGTCAATGAATCAAGCGTAATGAAGAAACACGCTGAATACATAGACTCTATAAATGGCCTTAAGTATATGGATTTGCCTCCAAGTAATTTCCAGTCTCCGCAGATGCTACCGATGATGCAAAAACTTTTAAACGTGCCGACTAGTTTTATTAAGCGTGCTAACTTTGAGATACAGCGCAAAGACGGAGCGTTTACAAGTGGCTGATTTTGGAGATGTAATTGAAACTAAATACGTACTCTCTGATAATCAATTAGATACCAGTGCCTTTGGTAACAGCACTGTGTACTACAGCGGCAACCCCATTGTTTATTCCCCAGGAGACGTTGTCAACCTTCCTTACGCAAGCGATGAGTTGTCAACGATGGAAGCAGTGGGCTTAGCCTGGGCCGCATACGCAAGTGGCATTGAACCCGCATAAAAAAGGCTCCGCATCACCGGAGCCGTTGTTCTCTTTCTTTGAAAGCTTAAGCGACAGCAGTAAGCTTTTCTTGTTTAGCAAGATGTTTGCGTACTGCACTTACGTTCCACAGATAGCTGTCCCGTGAACGAGTGCTAGCAAACGCTGCAAAATGCGGACCGAGCTTCAGGGTACCGTTGTCGCGATACTTGAAGAGTGTCTTGCGGTCGATACCGAGGAGTTCTTCCGCACGCTGGACGGAGACCCATCCTTGGTGTTTTGCCATGACTGCCACAGGGCGTTTACCCATCTACAGTAGCTGGTGTCAAGGCCCTGTCAACCGATTTAATAAAAATTTTATCTCTTTACTTTTGAACGTAACAGATAGGTGAAATTAAAATAAGATAACGGCAATTACATACATGTTTTGCAACGAGCACGAGCCCCTTGCCCTGCTAGTTGAATTAACGCCAAAACTTGCCAAGAAACGTTTTCGAGATGAAATTTATAAATCCTGGAACCATTCCTGTGGTTATTGTGGAGAGCCTGCAACAAGCCTGGATCATATAATACCCAGGTTTAAATCTGGATCTTCTAATCGCCATAATCTTTTACCTGCTTGCAGGAGATGTAACACCAATAAGGCCAGTGAAAAAATGCAAGAATGGTACTCAAAACAATCTTTTTTTGATTGTTTAAAACTAGAAAAAATCATCGCCTGGATGCAACAAGATACACTAGAATTACTCCCCTGGAAACCCAGGATTGACGATAAAAATTTTGCCGCATAAATAATGGCTGTTTACAATACAAACACAAAATCTTGGACTCCGTTTAACTATGCGGTAAATCAAAAAACAGACTATTCTGGTGCAGACTTTACCTCGGACTATCCAAATAAATCAGCCGCTGATTTTGCCTCGGACTATCCAGATAAAACAGCGGCTGATTTTGCGTCAACTTATCCCGCAAACAGGGCAACAAATTTACCAACCACTCAGAAATTTTTTGTAAAATTTAAATCTAACGGAAAAGTTGATGAAGTAAAAATACAAGATAACGACCCTGGTACTAACTGGAAAAGCTATACGTTAAGAGACGGAAAAAAAATAGGTGATTACGGGTTTAGTTTTCCTGATGGAGACAATGACAGTAGAAAAACTGCGTTGCTCAATGCCAGGAACCAGCTAGATGCAAACAACACCACTAACGTTAGTAACACTACAGCTAACAATGCGGATATTGCAAACCGTGACACGGCTGCAACACAGTACAACACGGTAACAAAACCTGCTTTACAGGACACTGCAGCAACAAATTACAATACGACACAAGCCTCAAATCGCGATAGTGCAGCAACACAATTAAATACGCAAAACCAAACAATAAAAAACAAAAATACAGCCATCAACAATTTTAGTTCTTCGGCAATTTCCTTGGCTTCCACTACGCAAGGTGGAGACTATTTAACTAAATTAAAGTCTTTAGATGATAGCGTTCTCCAAAACGCCGGCTTGAATAGTTCGGAAATTGCAGATGTTTTTAACACTACAAAATCTTCGTTTGATTCTTTTTACTTGACTGAGAAAGTGTCCCCATGGGATGCGACCACACAAGGAGCAAAGCCTCCCACTGGAGGTTTTGATGTTAAGTATTATGAAACAAACTATCCTGGGGCAGCGGATGAGTGGAATGCAGCGCAAGCTGTAAATGTAAACGGCCGTACATTTAAAAACCTCGATATAACTGCGCGATACGACAAAAATACCTACCTTCTGCAACACTACACAAATGTTGGTAGGCATGCAGGGTACCGTGCCAACCAAGCCCTGGAGGCTGAGCAGGCGACTAAATATACTGAAACACTTACTGATTACGAAAAACAATTGTACCGAGATCAAGTCTTGGGCATCACAACTCAAAACGGTACTGATGTAATTAAACTTGCAACTCCAGAATATGACGCCGAGGGAAAACTTCTTAACGAAGCAGAGTTGAACACGGTCCTGGAACAAAACATCGCTAGCACTTTAACTTCGGAATCAAGCAGGCAAGAAAAACAGCTTCAACTACTTGCTCAAGATGTTTTGCAACAGTCAATCAATGAACTGAAAAAAGCAAAAGAAAAAGAATCTAATTTAATGCTTATGAAAAATCTCCCTACATACAGTGAGATTATGAGTATTAATACCACGCTTAGCAACTCAATTCTTGGAGATGCCTCATTTGGTGGCATGCTTGGATTTGTGGATCCCAAGAAGACATTTAAGACGCAACTTGAAAAAGATATTGCAGGTCTCACCGGAGTATCTTCCAACACAACCGTTTACAACTGGCAGAAATGGTTTGATGAAACGCTATTGAAGCGTTATGAAACTTTTCAGTTGGATCTTGATGACCGTACTGACGAGGAGATCAATCAGTACCAGGAGCAGGTGCGACGGGACAAAGCGGAATATGACGCAGCATTAAAAGTTAATCCTCAAGCAGAAAAGCCTTTGTTGATGCAAAAAGCAGAACAATACAAATTAGACATCAACAATAAGGATCAATTCAAAGAACTACTACTTAAGGTTGATCAGGATTCACAAAAAGAGTTCCTGGGTAGTTTCATCAATGGTTACATTAAGCCACGCTTTGATCAATCAAAGTCTATGGATGAGTTTGTTAGCTATCTAGATGTAAAAGAAGAAGAGCAGAACATCTTCCAGTCTCAATCGGTTATCAATAAATTGAAGCAAGTTGCAGAGCTTCGCAGTAATGCAATGCTCAGTTTTTACAAAACCGCTGAAGCGGCGAAGAAAAGTTTTGATTCTGATTTTTATTTAGACCCGGTTGCCAAGGCAACCAAAGAATTGACTTCAGCTGAAAAATTAACTTACGAAAATCAAAAAGCTATTGTCAACACAGACTTTGAAGCAGCTAAAAATGGCCGCAGCTCCAATGGTGTGGACTGGGCAACCGAAGCTTATCGCTATGGTTACGAAGGTACCTACAAGACTGATCCCAAGATCTTTGCCAAGCTTCATTACCAAGTGCTAGGTTCAACGGGCCAACTGAAGGATGCGGAAGGCAACCCAATTACCCTGGACCCAGCTGAAAACATCTTGGGTTATAACGAACTACAGAAAAAAATTACAGAAGCAACAGAAGAACTGGTCATTCGCAAAGACCTGTATGGTGACACGGCATTCATGAAGTTTGTCACACCTGAAGAATTTGCAGATTCCATTTTGCAATCTGTTAGCCCTGAGAAGAACAAAGAAGAATGGGAAAAGATCCTTAAACAGATTGGCCTCGAAGGAGAAGAGGCTACAGTTGAAAACGTAAAACAATATTTGATTGATTCGTTTAGAACAGAAGAGGCCAAGAACATCCGAGAGAGTATCAAGTATTTAAACGAACAAAAAGAAACGCTAAATCAAGAAAAGCTTGGAGTTAGTTACATTGAAAGGGAAGCAGATAAAAAAGATATTAGTCCCGAGGCCGAGACTCAGTTGTATCAAATATTTAAATCTGCTGGCTTTGAAGGAAGCGAGGACGATTTCTATACAAACTTTATGCCAGATGTCGATAGGGAAGAGCAAAAAACTCTAAGTAAAGCGTTATCTAAAGAAGGATTGACCACTGAAGCCCTGGATCTTTCTGATCCCTTTAGTGCGTTCTCCAATATCTCTAGCTTCTTTGATCAGCCAGAGCCAACAACAACGACGACGAAAACAAAAGATGCCTCAAAATCTTCTTATTTTAATATATTTGGAGGAGACGAAGAAGAGCTTCCGACCAAGTCAAAGGCGGCTCAATCTATCCTTGGTGAATTTACATCAATGTTTAAAGGATTTAGTTGATGTCTGACAAAGCACGTAAAGCTGCTTCCGCAGCTAAAATACATAAAGATTCAATGGAGTGCAACAAGCCTCGGCGCGACGTGCAGGGCGGTAAGAAATCTGTCGTAAAGGCATGCGAAGACGGACAAGAAAAAATTGTGCGGTTCGGTGATGCCAACATGGAGATCAAACGAGACAATCCGGAACGCCGCAAGAACTTCCGCGCAAGGCATAACTGCGATGAACCCAAAAGCAAGTTAACAGCTGGTTACTGGTCATGCAAAGCCTGGTGATTTGAGCTAAGCTTCTGCTGTTGTCGCCTCAACACCATGGCAAAACCCAAGTCAACTTCATTGGTAAAAATTGAAGGCAAGCCCAAGCTCACCCGTCAAGGCGATGGCAAGCACTCCAAGCCCAGCCATGGTCGTAAGTTGAGCAGGGGTCAGGGCAAGTAATCTAAATTAGTGTGTATGATTGGGAGTAACGATAGTTGCTCCCATGTCAGACTTTAGTGAAGCAGTACGCCTCATTTGTAAACATGAGGGGTTCAATGAAAAGGCTTATGCGGATCCCATAACGGAAGCTGAGCCTTACACCATTGGTTTTGGCACACAGTTTTACCCAGACGGAGAGCCGGTAAAACGTGGGCAGTACTGCACAAAACATAAGGCCATGGAGTATTTGTACCATGAGCTTGCAGTGATTGATCAGAATTTGGAAAAGTTAAATCTTGGTCTAGATACTTACATGCGACAAGCTTTGCTGTCGTTTATTCACTCTATTGGCTGGGAGTCTTTCCTCTACAGCGCAATCCCTGATCAGGTTGAAATTGAAGACTGGCCTGGGACTGTCAGGACAATGAATCAATGGATCTACGACTACTATCACAATGTCGTTGGCGGCATGGTAGATCGCAGGCGAGAGGAAGTTGAGTTGTTCTTGCGAGAAATCAAAGCCGTTCCTCACGAAGTCACTGACCTTTTGTTGGCCGCCTTCCGTTCTTACACTGCTGCTCCCCACGAAGTAAAAGCAATCAGGAACCTGGAGAAGAGCTTGAGTCCCTATGACCTGGCTCAGTTCGCCAATAGTTTTAAGCTTTGCCAAAATCCCTGGAGCGAGGTCACCCACGAAGAGGTGGACGCTATCTTTAATGTGTAGACTTAGAATACTTTTATTGACCCAATGAAGGAATCAATGGAACGTTCGGTAGAACCACAGCATTTTGAGCTTCCATTGGAACTTCAATTTGCCATGCGTAAGGCCGAATTACAGGCCGAAGAAATGACTTGGGATGAGTTGTACTCAGCTCTTCTAAACCTCTACCATCAACGTCTGATGGAATGGCAAGCAGTCAAGGAAATCTTGGCGGATGAGAACATTGATATTGACTTTGGGCATCCAACCGATATTGAGTTAGCACAACTCGCCGCCGCCTGCATTGCAGACGACGACGAAGAAGATGATGAAGACGATTACCTTCAGCCTTTTTGAGCTGATTCGTCAAGTGCGATAAGGCGGTTTAGATACCACTGAGCTTTCTTCAGTGACTCTACACCGCCTTTTTGGCGCTCACGCCATTGATACTTCACGCAGTTTCCTTTGAGGTAGCCACGGTACTCTTCTGGAGTGAGCTGAGCCTCAATTGCTTCGATGCACTCGATTGCACCAGAAGCGTAATGAGGGGGATGATTGACCAGATCGACAGGTTCTTCTACGGTTAGGAAAGAGGGTTTTGCCCATGGCACAGGACAAACCCCATCCTTGCAACCCGTATCTTCTTCTACTGGAGCGAAGAAATCTTTCCAGTCCTTCAGCGCATCAGTCCCTTGCGGCGCAGGGATAGATTTTTTTCCTTCTCGGGGACTGCTTCCAGTTCCAGTACCAGTGCTTTCGGCTTGGGAGAAGAGGTTGGGTACTGGGAAAGTGCTTCCTCCATCGACGGAATCAGCCCCGTCGTTCCGGGCCGTCCGCCCTCGATTGCCAGATTTGTCCTCGGCCTGTCGTCCTGACATGCAACTAATCCTCGGTTGTACATGTCATACAATGGTACATCATTTTCCTCGTTGGCGAGGGGTGCACCGAATGTCTCAAGAGACAGGCAACGGCACATCACTTCGTCATAAACGTTTTGATCCCAAAACGGATCAGAGTCCCTGTATTGATGCATAATATAAAACCTTTGTGTTGGCTCTAGTACAATATTATCACGGACATTGTGGGCTAAATATTAAAATGCAGCGACGTGGAGTAACCACTGGTAGCTCTGGTGCTGAGCTTAGTGATCTCAACCCTGAGCACGGATACGACATTGACGTTCGACGCCTGGATCCAGAAGAACGTGGAGTTGCCGAACGTTCAAACGCAGCTCAACCTGGGATTGCAAAGTATTTCCGTGCTGCTAAAGCAGCTGGTAAATTTCAACAGTCAAGTCAAATAAATGAACCCACCTCAGCCTCCCGTGGTGACAGGATAGGCCGAGGTGGGAGCACAAATTATGCGGATAAACCTGCCGTGCAATTTGGCAAGTATTTCGTTTAAGCCTTAGGAAGCACAACTTCTTTTTGTTGGTTCTGATACTTACCTTTACGGTCTTGGTAAGTAACATCGCAGGGGTTGCCACGATAGAACAGAAGTTGCGTAACGCCTTCATCTGCGTAAACGCGATTAAACAACCCAGTACAATTGCTAATTTCCAAGGTCAGGTAACCTTCCCACCCAGACTCGGCAGGGGTGATGTTGACCAGTATCCCAGACCGTGCGTAGGTTGACTTGCCGACCGCAACAACGGTCACATCCCTGGGAAGCTTAAGCCGTTCTTGCGCCACACCAAGGCAATAACCGTAGGGAGGCAGCAGGAAGTACTGGCCTTTCTCGTCTTCCAGCAATTCGGCAGGCGTAAGAATTGTCTCATCAAACGCCTTGGGATCGCAATCACCCTTTTGAATGCGACCAAAAATCAAGCATTGCTTGGGCGACAAGCGGATGTCGTAACCATATGAGCTAAGTCCATAGCTCAAGATACGGCGCCCATCTTCTTCGCTTACAAGACGATCCTGGAACGGCGTAATCATTTCTTCCGTTTCTGCCAGTTGCTTGATTTCGCGGTCGCAAAGAATGCTCATGGGTCGTTTCAATCGTTTATCAGTATATCGAACCTAGGCAAGCACTCGGCCTTTTTCGCTGTAAATGTCAATAAATTTCTGGGTGGCCGCAGCGGAATCATTCATTGGTTGCAAATACACCAAGAAGGATGTGCACGTTTTGTGGACTGTCACACCAGTGCTTGAATTCCGAAACAATCTTGGCGGCGTCTTTAAAATGCACATGGGAAAATCAAAGATCCTTTGGTCATATCGGATCATTTCCAAGCAATTTGTAAAGTACAAGCCTTGCTCAATGCTTCCGTTTAGCCAATTGCCATACAGCTTCTTGAACCAAAGGGCATGAGAGGAAATCAAAGTGGGAGACGTAGCTCTTGTCTTTTTCCACCTATCGTTTTTCTTGTCCCAGAAGTAGGTGCCGCTTGGAGGGAACAAGTAAACCTTGCCGAACCAATCTTGGCAGTTAATGGCGTCATCTTGTGGAGTGTAATACTTGTCGGCATTGACATACTCGTTTGCCACCTTGGAACTGGCAACATCTAGATCGATGTTCCCAAGTAGTGCGTGAGCAGCCTGCACCAAGTCTTTGTTGGTGATTAGCTCAATGTCTTCAACGCTTTTTCTAATGTCTGGAATTGACATCAGTCCTCCGACACCTTGTTGTAATCAACCTCGAAATACCGGATGCCCTCTTGGTCATTGATGACATAACCAGCTTTTTCAGTTGGATCAATCTTTTGTGCGGCTTCAAGAATACGCCGGAAGCTTTCCGCTAAATCACCGTTGTTGCCTCGTTCACACTCTTCTTGTGCACCGTGAATTTCTTTAAGTGTCCAAAAGAACATAGAACGTTCTTCGTTGTCAGGCTGGAATACCATTACGCCTGGGCCTTCATGCTCCCAGAATTGACAATACTGCTGGCCCATGTCACCAAGAATTAAACGCACTGTTGCATTCAACATGCGTGCCTTGTTTTGATCCATGTCAGGACCAATGGTTGCCGCAATTAATTTTTCACGCCTGCCCATGGTTTAATAAGTGCTGTCGGTTTAAAGAATCAAGAAGCTTTGGTAGTGGCTGATAGATGACAACAAGCTTGCCAAGGTTGCCACGTTTTTTGACAAGCTTCCCCCTTTCGTCTCTTAGTTTATCAAATTCGCCAGACCGGATTAAATATTCGGCTACACAACGTAGACGACGCTTAAGAGGCAATTCAGCTAACGGAAATTTACCACAGATTGTGTCTGGTTGCATATCTTTAAATGCCAATCGCAACCGATTTGCCAATGTCATATTGGAATTGGCATCTTCCTCTTCGTAATTCCTGATGATTTCCAGGTAACGCCTGAGGCATTTATCATCGAACGACCCACTGGGTGGCAAGAAGTCATTGACTTGTAGTGCTACAGAGGAAGGCAGTAACTCCTCGTGGTTCTTGATAGTGATGGCATCAATATCAACTCCTTCTAGGCGATGTGTCCTCAAGGTAATGGCCCCCGGTCAACAAGCGTATACATGGCAGTTCTCCTGAAATCAAGCTGAGTAACTTCTTTATTTTTGGCAAAGGAAGCTACCAACTGATTCCATGGAATCCGAATGACCGCTTTTTTGGTGGGATCAGGAGTCACGTTGACATAATGGATGCCTTCGGTCCAGCCTTTGCCAGGGTTTTTCTTGCCGGAAGAAATCCAATTTCTAATGGTTTGGTCTGAGATCCCAAGACGTTGAGCACATTCTTCTGTCGATACATACTCATCGGTAAATGCTTCTGGATTGACTATGTCAGTTTCCCCATTGGCATAGCGGGCATGCCACATAGAAGCAAGGATATTCCGTATGCCCTTTAGTTCTTTGGCAATGTCTTCTAATCCTTTTCTAAGGCCGTGATTCATTGACATACCTCTTTTGTTTATATGCTAAGGTGTGGGAAAACGTTCTGCATAGTAAATGGAAGATCAAATTCCTTCTAGTGTTCCTCCTCAAAGCCAAGAGTTGGGCTATGAGCTACCGCCTGATTTCCTGGAGCAACTGAAGGCACGTGCTCGGGATGAAGCTGTGCGTCAAACAATCTTGCAGCAGCAGGCAGCCCAGGTAGAAGCGCCAGCTCCCAAGCCGTCTGTGCCAAGTGCCCCCATTGCTTTTGCGCCTCCTCAACCCAGTGTTGTCTACGTACGTCGCAACTTAACAGTCGCCGAACTGATTGTTGTGTTTGCTATTGCTTGCGGTCTGGTAACCGGAGTACAGGCCACCTGGAACTTTGCGTCCAATGTGCTGCCACGCATTGAAATCAAAGCGCGATAGGGTTAAACACACTGCGACTATAATTCATTTTATGGGGTTTTTGTGATTTAATAGGTGGCAAACAGACGTATATCTGAGCTTCCGATCCTTACGGGATCCGAGATTGCTGAGCAGGATTTGCTCACGATGGTGCACGTCTTTGAAGTTGACCCCACCTTAAAAAATAAACGTATTACCGTTTCAGGTTTTAGGGATTACCTTACAACTAAATACATTCCAGTCACTGGTGGCGTCATTACCAGTGGCTTGATTGTTCAAGGGGATCTCACTGTCAGTGGCAGTACATATGTAACGACTATTACAGGCACTAGCCTTGCTTCTTTTAGTGGTGTTGTAGTACAAAATAATTTAACTGTCAGCGGAACTGTCAGCGGCGTTACTTTTACAGGTACCACCATTACCGCTCAGACCGGCATCTTTAGCTCCAGGGTTTCTGGTGCAACTATCACCGGTAATGCAGTCAATGCAACAACGGGTAATTTTCAATCTGTTATTACCGCCTCTCAGACTGTTAATGGTAACGCAACTGTTACCGGTACATTAAATGTTGGCGGTAACGTTGCTATTAGCTCGGGATTAACGGTAACCGGCACATTAAGCGGCACAACAGTTACCGGTACTACTGCTGCATTTACTCAAATCACAGGTACAACAGTCACTGGTACAACTGCAAACTTTACCAGTGGTGTCTACAGCTCTTACCTGTATGGCGCAAGCATTACCGGTGGAACCATCACGGCCGTAAGTGGTGCGTTTGAAAACCTTGCTTTTACTAGCGTCATCGTATCCGGCGACCTAACGGTCCTTGGCAATGCTTATGTTGCTTCTGGCGTATATGCGACTGGTTTGGTAAGCGGCACGGTTGTTACGGGTAATACAGGTAGATTCACAACATTGACCGGTGCTACAGGCGTATTTACAAGCAGTCTCTCCGGGGATACGATCACTGGCAATACCGGCAGATTTTCTACAATTACCGGTCAAACTATTGTTGGAACTACAAGTGTTTCAGGTGCCACTGTCACTGGTACTACAGCGTTATTTATCACAGTTACCGGCGATACTTTGTATGGAACTACCAGTGTTTTTGGTACAACCGTAATTGGCAATACCGTTACCGGGGGCGTTGGTCAATTTACCAGTGTTACTGGAGCAACTGGAGTATTCACTTCAGCTTTATCTGGTGTTGCTGTAACAGGCACGTCAGCCAACTTTACAAGCATCACAGGACAAGACATTGTTGGAACAACTAGTGTTTCAGGTGCTACGGTCACAGGTAATACGGGCAACTTTTCAATAATCACAGGCATCTCTGGGGTATTTACTTCTTATGTCTCAGGCGTAACGTTTACCGGAAATAGCGCAAATTTTGCTACTGTTACCGGACAAACGATTGTTGCAACCACAAGTCTTTCTGGAACCACGGTCACCGGAAATGCCGGGCAATTTACCACAATTACCGGCCAAACTATTGTTGGTACAACCAGTCTTTCTGGAGCCACGGTTACAGGAAATACGGGCAATTTTACAAGTCTTGCCAGTGTTACCGGTGTATTCACGTCAAGTGTTTCTGGTGCAACTGTTACTGGTAACATCGGTAGCTTCACTACTGTAAACGGTGTTTCTGGGGTATTTACAAGTCGAATCTCCGGTGCAGTTATTACGGGAAATACTGCCGGATTTACAACTATTACTGGAACTACGGTTACCGGTACCAGCGCAAACTTTGTGTCAGGTGTCTTTAACGCGCCATCTGGCACAACGCCCGCATTGATTTCATCCGGTGTAATTTCAGGGGATGCTGGTTTAATTATCCGTGGCACAATAACCATATTGCCTTGACGGACAATTGAAGATACAATAAACATGCTTAAAAAACTCTATGAACACACCTAAGGTTCTTCCACCTCTTGAAGAATTACAAGAAGTGTTTGCTTTGACTGAATTATTTCCTTCTGGTCTTCTGTGGAAAATCAACCCTTCAAGACAGGGTGGCAAACCTGCAGGATCCCCTGCAGGAAGTATGTCACGACAAGGCCCCAAATATTGGAAGGTAAAATACAAACAGCAAGTATATCAATGCCATAGGATTCGCTGGTCCTTGCTTAACAACCGGTTAATTCTTCCAGAAGAATATGTTGATCATGTAAACAGGAAATCAGAAGATAATCGAGGAGACCTGCGTCTTGTGACGAGTAGCGAAAATCAATATAATAGAAGTCGCAAAAAAGCTACATCTGGATTTAGATGGGTAGTACGTGTTAAAGGATACGAGAAAAAACCTTGGCGTATTATGATTAAGATCAATGGACGTTGCGAATATTTTGGTTATTATGAAAATGCTTGCGAAGCAGCGATAAAAGCAGATCAAATTGCCCTTGAAAAGCTAAACGTAGACTACATTCACTTAAATTTTCCGGAGCTACAATTAAAAAATAAGCAGCAAGGTTTAAATGTCCTACGGAACGCTGAAGTGCGATAACATTGTTTTCACTAACGGTGGAAGCGATCAAACTATTACAGTCTCTGGTTTAATTGCGTCAACTTCTGGAAACTTAACAGTAACTGGAACTGTCCAGGGTGGAACAATTATTGGAACAAGCACTATTTCTGGTGCAACAATTACAGGAAATACTGGTCAATTTACGACTCTTACAGGCGGCACTGCTGGGTTTACTACGGTAACAGGCACAACAGTCACTGGAACAACAGCTAATTTTGCGTCTGGTGTTTTTACAACTCAAATCTCTGGAGCAACCGTTACCGGTAACGTAGGTTCTTTTGCAACCATTACTGGTGGTGTTGTAACTCTTACCTCAGGTGTTTTTGCTGCAGGTAGTGCATCCGCACCAAGTATTAGTTTTAGTAGCGATTCCAACACCGGCATCTACTCACCCGGCGCAGACCAAGTAGCCATCAGCACTGGTGGGTCTGG